CAGACAGCGGTATGTTCCGGCATCCTCACGGCACTCACCGACAGGCTCCATGCGTCCGGCGCACCATTCCCAGCCTTCGGCTTCCCGAAGGTGTTCAGCGACAGCCTGGAGTTTTTCCAGCAGGGCGGCATCGAGCGCCACGCGGTCGACATAACCGTCCCCGTCATCGCTGAACAAATCGGTGCGCAGTTCGTCTGGCGAGAAGGCATCAGCCCCCACGAAGCGGAATTTACTGTTCCCCGCCACCGCCACTTCACTTTCGGTCACCAGACGACGAATGGTCTGTACTTCCGGTTTACCGCCCCATCCCGACTGACAGGCGGCTTCAAACACCTGCACCTGACGCGCGGTGTCGTTCTCCAGCGCCAGCGCCTGACAGTGTTCGGTGGTGATGCGGTCTTCGGCCAGCGCATTAGCACGCACCAGTTGTACTTCCAGTTGCGTTGCCAAACAGCGAACAAGCACGGATGGTGCACCTGTCATGTCGTCAGCTAACGCATGTCCTGATGCCACTAAATCTTTGATCGTACCTTCAGCCATACTTTCCATCTTTACCCTCGCTTATCCACATAACTTATTGATTACATTGATAACTAAAAAGATCGTCGATTCAGAATTCTTCGATGTTCCAGCCACCACCTGCTTTCTTTGGTTTAACCGTTACCCCGATGATTCGGAACGGATACTGATCTGCGGCTACTTTGGTTTTCACCCTGGCGTCGTCGGTCCAGAATCCCCCTTTCACTTCGTGCAGTTCCATCTCTCCGGTGGCGAGCATCACAGCAAAATCGGGCGTATAGAACGTGTTGTCGGCTAACCGCAGCTTGATACCCTCGAATCGATACCAGGCGATTTCCCCTGCGCGTTTACGCTGCTCAAGGTGCTGGCAATACGCAGATTCTGTTTTGTTCATCTGGCCTGTTTTGAGTCGACCAAGAGCCTGTATCTGTTTTCTCATGATTTACCCTTGAGGTAATTAAAAACCACATAAGACACGAAATCAATAGAGTTTAGAATATTTTATTACCCAATAGGTAATTATTGAGACGTAAAAAAATGCGCTATCGCGCTGGTATTACTTGATAAATCCTGCCGCCTTTCCCCGCCTGTATTCCTCCATCAGCCACTGCGCCGGTGTTATTCCCCCCAGGGTGGCGGCGTTAGGCATGCACCCGAAACTTCGCCCTGGTGGATGGTAAACGTCTCTCCCTGTGTCCGGAGGCGTACTCATGGGTTCTGGCTTTGCCTGTATGCTGATCACCGGATCGGGTATCTGCTGTCCGGAAGCCACCTTTTTCGCCCAATCATCGAGCAGCCTGCGCGCGTGTTTCTCAACCTCAATCTCGCTAAGCTGGCGCTGATACATTGCGCGGCGGGTATCACATACAACCCAGTACATAACCGGATGTCGCCACGGGAATCTTTCTGGACCACCAGGATATAAACTTTTTTCCTTGCTGTACCGATGAAACTCCGCCATCACATCGTCAATGGTGACGCCAAGAACCATCTTGCTGTCTTTGCACCACTTGATGAATTGCCCAGGCGACGGCCAGAACGGAGATTCACTGGCGCGGGCGTGGCGCATACCAGCGTTAACCTGTTCCATTGTAGTGATCCCATTCTCCAGAAACGCAAGCATCCATTGTTTTCGAAATTCGTTTAGCTTTCCCTGTTCGCTGATAGCAGCGATGCTGCCTGGAAATGCAGCCTGCAACTGGACAAACATTTCGTTGAAAATTCTTGCAACCTGCTCCTTCTTTGCCCTTTCATCGTCAGCAGAAGCAACCACCGTCGAGTGGTCATGCCCACCACGAAAGCGATAGTACTCATTAAGAAGTTCTGGAGTTGATTTCATCCCACACCTCATCTATCCAGTCAGTGTTATGCCAGTCAAGGCTCTTTCTGACTTCACCTGATTTCTGTCTACAGAACTGGATGCGCCTTGCCAGCTTCTGCTCCCACTGCGCCTGATGGTATGCCTTACCCTCAGCCATCCAGTAAATTCTGAACTCTGCAAGTTCCTGTGCCGTTGGCAGACTGCCCAGGTAGATTCCCTGCAATGAGCTTTTCCGAAGAAAGTCATCTGATGGCTGCCATTGTTCATGCATGACAAATTTGCCTAATTGCCCTGGCCCACCTGGAGGAACAAAGTTATTCATCACGGCGTTGTTTGCGCCGGGGTCATGGGGCACGGAATCCCCGATTTTTGTCCTGCTCTCCCTCTCTTGGTTAAATGACTGGTTATATGACTGGTTCTGGATCCCGTTTTTGGGATCATTCAACATCCCGTTTTTGGGATCATTCAACATCCCGTTTTTGGGTATATTCCCGTTTTCGGTAACATTACCGTTTTTGGGATCGTTACCCCCTTCCCGGTTGCCTTTAATGTTCCCGTTTTTGGTTATATTAAGAGAGAAAACCCGCACTCTTTTCGTCGCTCCCTTTCTCTCTCCGGTATCTGAAATAAGCCCCATTTTCATGAGCGATATAAGCCCGGCCTGTACGGTTTTTTTATTCAGGCAAGTGTCTTTAACTAGGCGTTCTATGCTGGGATAGCAGAGGTTATATTCATCGGCTCTGTCAGCCATCGAGAGCAGTATGAGCTTTAATGACGAGCTACCTGGATCTGTCTCCCAGGCCCAATCTGTTGCATGTCTGCTCATGATTAATCTCCGCTATCAGCTTGAGTGTTGTGGGGAGGAATTAATCATGATCTGCTTAATCTCTGCCCTGATGCGACGGTTTGATTCCATGGTGCACTCAACACAGTGTCCGTTGTAAACCCAGCGTTCACTGTCATGTCCGTGCTTACATGGTTTTCCGGTGTAGTAGCGTTTAAGTCCGCGCTTTGCGGCATCAATACGTGTAATGATTTCCATGGTAAGCCCTGTTATTAGTATTGGGATTACGGTTATTTTGTGCTGACACAAAAAAAAGATCAACCATATTTGGTTTTTTATTACCTTTGAGGTACGAATAGATATGAAAAGACCGCCGGATGGCGGTCTACAGAGGGTTGTGGCTGGATATCATGAGTAGAAGAAGTATGCCAGTTCTGCTTTTGAGCGCAGCCATTGTCTTGTTTTACAGGCTTTAAAAAGCCCATTCATCAATACTTTACCTGGCATTTTGCGCTTACCTGTTAAGTGAGTATGGATATAGTGACTCGTCGTTCCGGCTTCCTGTGCGAAGGCTTCACGCTCATCCGGAGTAAGTGCAAGCCAGTGCTTTTTGAAATCGAAATGTCCGTTATCGCTCATAGCTATTGCCTGATATTTATTTCAGATAATAAATATTCACCCATAAGGTAACAAAAATCAAGGATAGTTACCTATGGGGTGCATTTACCTGTTGGGTAATATTGCTTTAAATTGAATCATCTACTGATTCATATATGAGGCGATTTTCCAGAAAATGAAAAGTATCCAGGACGTCCGCAGGCAAAATCTCAACGACTTGATCGACCGTGAATTCAATGGTGTTCAGACGCGGATGGCAGAAAAACTTGGAACTCAGGCAAATCTGGTAAACCGCTGGGCTCTTGGCAAGAAGGTTATCGGCGACCAGGTTGCGCGAAAAATTGAAGCTGCCGCCAATAAACCCCGTAACTGGCTTGATATCGATCGCTCGCTTTCTCAGGAAGGTTTTCAGCCTGTCGGCCCAAGCGACATTGGTCAGCTGGCGGCTCACAACCTGGAACGCTGGATGAGCGAAAGCCGCGACCTTTCAACTCAGGGAAAACTTCACCGCGCATCCGGCGTCGCCCAGGTGACAATCAGCCGCCTGTTAAACAATGAGGTTAGCGTTTCCATTTCCACCCTGGAGAATGTTGCATCCGCATTCGGGCGTCACGGCTATGAATTACTGATTCACCCGCACGACCCCGCGACTATCAACTATGACCGCTCGCGCTACGCATTGTTACCCGAAACCGAGAAAGCAAAGATCGAAAGTTACATTGAATTTGTCATCAACCAGAACGAAAAAAACAAACAATAAAACCATATTTTTCAGTAAGTAAGCCGCCTTATGGCGGCTTTTTTATTGCCTATTCGATTACCTAACGGGTAATTTTTTTAACTCATATCTATTGACATCAAACCATATACGCATAATTATTACCTCAACGGTAACAGACCGAGGTAACAAGTTATGCAGTGGAAAATCATCAACGGTTGGTACTGCGTTACTGCATGCGGATTCATGAGCTGGAAGTTCCGCACCTTACAGGAAGGCATTAAGTGGGCTTTCGTCAGCAAAGAAGCTCGCGATGTGGCCAACGATAACGAGATATGGGAGGGCTGATAATGAACGTTAATCAGCAGAAAAATCTTCAAAAAATCATGCTGGCATTCGACAAGGACTACCGCCTGTCAGAACAGCTATATGACCGACAAGTTGAACTGATTGAGAGTATCCGGCTTCATCAACTGGCATCAACTTTCGACGTTGTAACAGTTAAAGGCGTTCGCCAGGAAGTACTGGAGGCCGCTAAAGACAGCCCTGAGTTCGAAGAACTAATGGATGCCTACCGGCGCGAGGCAATGGCAATTATCGCCCGCTGGGATCTGGCTGATCAGATTGATGGGCAGAGGGACGCGGCATGAATCCGGGAATTTATTTCGATATCAGCAACGAGGACTACCACGCCGGTGACGGCGTGAGTAAGTCGCAGCTAGATATGGTGGCTAAGAACCCTGCCCTTCTGAAATGGGTGAAGGCTGCTCCGGAAGACGAAGAGAAGAAGTCTGCACTGGATATGGGTACTGCTCTGCACTGTCTGCTTCTGGAACCTAGAGAGTTTGACAAACGCTTCATCGTTTCACCGAAATTCGATCGTCGGACAAAACAAGGTAAAGCTGACGAAGAGGCATTTATTCGTGATGTAGCGGATATGGGGATTTCGGTACTTGATGCAGAGCAGTGGCGAAAACTGGAGCTGATGCGTGATAGCGCAATGGCTCACCCGGCGGCACGCTGGATGCTGGAAGCACCTGGTTACTGCGAAGCATCAATGTACTGGAACGATGAAGAGACGGGTGAGTTGTGCCGAATTCGTCCAGACAAATGGCTGAACGAGCACAACGTAATCGTCGACGTGAAAAAGGTTGCAGATATGGATCGTTTTGCTCGCCACATCGAGGAATTCCGCTACCACGTGCAGGACGCAATGTACCGTGAAGGCGCAATGAGGGTTACTGGTCAGCCGCATGGTTTTTTCTTTCTTGCCGTGAGCGAAAGCATTGATTGTGGTCGGTATCCGGTACGCGTGTTCGAGCTGGATGCGAAGGATGTCGATACCGGGCACGCTCTGTTCCGCCGGGATCTGAATACCTATCACGAATGCCGCATCAATGATGAATGGGGTGGCGTGGAAATTATTAAACGCCCTGACTGGGCACGTAAACAGGATATGTACATATGAGCAACAACATCGCAAACATCAACGCACCAGTAGACACAGCAATCGCTGGCACTGCTGCAACTATTTTCAGCCCAGACGGCTTGAACCAACTGATGAAATTCGCCGAGGTAATGGCGCAAAGCCGCGTAACGGTACCGGCGCACCTCGCCGGGAAACCAGCTGATTGCATGGCCGTGGCAATGCAGGCTGCGCAGTGGGGAATGAACCCGTTTGCCGTGGCTCAGAAAACCCATGTTGTGAACGGCACGCTAGGTTATGAAGCCCAATTAGTAAACGCAGTTATCTCAACAATGTCGCCAACAAAAGATCGCATCAACTACGAGTGGTTCGGGCCGTGGGAACGCGTGATCGGTAAGTTTGTTGAGAAAACATCCAAAAACGGCAATCCGTATATCGCACCAGGCTGGACTATAAAAGACGAAGAAGGCTGCGGTGTTCGCGTATGGGCAACCATGAAGGGAGAGGATCAACCTCGAGTGCTCGAGTTAATGCTGTCTCAGGCACAGGTAAGAAACTCCACACTTTGGGCCAGCGATCCGAAACAACAACTCGCATACCTTGCGACAAAACGCTGGTCTCGCTTGCACTGTCCTGACGTAATCATGGGCGTCTATACACCTGACGAATTACAGGAAACGGCACCGCGCGTTGAGCGAGACATTACTCCGCAAACAACTACGGCTGCGGGAATTAATAGTCTGATCAACGCTAAAACAGTGAAAAAGCCTGATGAGCAAACGCGTAAAGCGGATAGCCGTGATCCAGAAGAAATGCTGATGGCCTTTACCAGCGCAGCGATGAATTACAGCACTGTCTCCGAACTGGATAAGGCTTACAAATACATTGCACAAAAACTTTCAGATGATGACGAACTGCTGGCAAAAGCCACCGACGTTTACAGCGTTCGTCGGGAAGAATTAAACGAAACATCTATGTAACCACCACCGCGGCGCCACGCGCGCCGCACTGCAACCAAGAGAGGTATTTATGAAAGGTGCATTAGGTAAGAAGGAACTCCTGGCGGTGGTGCCACTGTCATGGAGCACTATCGACCGTATGGAGCGCGCAGGGGAATTTCCTAAACGCTGGTATATCACTGACAAACGCTGCGCATGGAACCGTGACGAAGTTGAGCGTTGGCTTGATGAACGTCAGGCAGCAAGCCCGGCAGAGTTCCAAGGTAAAAAGCCTCCTGTTCAGCAACGTGTATATCGTCCTGTGAGCAACGCTGCATGAGTGCGCTGCTAAGGCACTGGAGCAAATGGTCAGGATGGTACTTATTCCTGGCCTCTGTTTCAGCATGGCTTTATCTGCTGGCATTAATTTTCAGAGAGGGTTGGATTAAGTGAGAAAGTTAAGCCGACTTGAAAAATATCACATGAACAAGGTTTCAATGCGCAGTCCGTCAAAGATTGTCGCCGTTACTCCTGCGGCGATAGAGATCGAAAAACGCGCGATTGAAAGAGAGAAAAAAGGGCAGTTCCGCATTGCCGCTCACCTTTGGCTTCAGTGTATGGATGTTGCTTCTGGTGATGTTGAGCGTGCAAGGATCGCGGTTCGCAGGGACCAATGTATCACAAAAGGTAACGGCCTTCGCCGTGGCGACTATAGCGGCATAGGATGTTGTGGGGTGGTTTATGACTAAGAAATACACACTAATCTATGCAGATCCACCCTGGGTATACCGGGACAAAGCCGCAGATGGTAATCGCGGTGCCGGCTTTAAATATCCTGTTATGAGTGTGCTGGATATCTGCCGCCTTCCTGTGTGGGATTTGACCGCTGAAAACTGTCTGTTGGCCATGTGGTGGGTGCCAACACAACCACTCGAAGCACTAAAAGTTGTTGAAGCCTGGGGATTTCGTCTGATGACGATGAAGGGCTTCACGTGGATAAAATGTGGTAGCCGACAACCAGATAAACTGGTTATGGGTATGGGACACATGACTCGCGCCAATAGTGAAGATTGCCTGTTTGCGGTAAAGGGAAAACTACCTACGCGCATTAATGCAGGGATCGTTCAGTCATTTACCGCACCGCGGCTTGAGCATTCAAGAAAACCAGATATCGTTCGTGAAAAACTTGTGCAATTGTTAGGCGATGTTTCTCGCATTGAACTGTTCGCCCGCCAGTCGTCTCATGGCTTCGATGTTTGGGGTAATCAGTGCGAAGACCCGGCAGTGCAACTACATCCTGGATACGCGTTGGATATTGGCGGATTAACAAATGCATTCAGCAATGCTCCGCTGTCACCAACAGACAACCAGGGGCGGGAGCGTGTAGCATGAACCTATATCAACGCATCAATGGCGCTGACTGGTGCAATATCTTCGTCGTCGGCGATCTGCATGGGTGCTACACGCTGCTGATGAACGAACTCGACAAAGTTTCATTCGACCCGGCGCGCGATTTGCTTATTTCCGTTGGTGACCTTGTTGACCGCGGCGCTGAAAACGTCGAATGCCTGGATTTGATTACTATGCCGTGGTTCCGAGCTGTTCGTGGCAACCATGAGCAGATGATGCTGGATGCACTGGTCAACGGCGGAAGTTTCGGACATTGGATGTCAAACGGCGGTGGATGGTGGCACCAACTTGATTCTGAGCAGGATGTGAAACTCAAATACCTTCTGCCAAAGATTACCAACCTCCCGATGATTATCGAACTGGTTACCGGCAATAAGAAGGTCGTCATCTGCCACGCAGACTACCCGCACAACGAATACGCATTCGATAAGCCAGTACCGGAAGAAATGGTGATATGGAATCGTGAGCGGGTTAGCGGCGCGCAGGACGGTATTGTCTCGGAGATAACCGGTGCCGATTTGTTCATCTTCGGTCATACGCCAGCACATCACCCACTGGTGTATGCAAACCAGATGTACATCGACACCGGCGCAGTGTTCTGCGGAAATCTGACGCTTACCAAAGTCCAGGAAGGATAGAATTATTTATTACTGCCTTCCATCCACCTCTCAAACTTCGACGGGGAGAACGGAATCAGATCCGTATGCTCCCCGTTAATCCAGGAATCAATCATATCTGCCCACTGCTGCAACATGTAGGCGCGCTGTCTGGCGTATTCCGCTTTGTTATATACGGCGCGCACACCTTTCTGCTCATGTGCCAGAGCCTTTTCAATCCAGTCTGAAGGATAACCAGCCTCATGCAACAACGTACTGGCTGTACGGCGCATATCATGTACAGTGAAGTCCTGAATATGCTCACCATCTTCATTTATTATTTTCACCGTTCTGTCGATCAGAGAGTTCAGCGCGGCATTAGATAATGGCTTCCGGAAATTGTAACGACCAGGAACCAGATATTCACTTCCACCAGCGCACATCTGCAACCCGATTAATATATCCTGTGCCTGTTTAGGCAGGTAAATAACGTGCGCCCGACTTCCCTTCATGCGGTCTGAAGGAATTGTCCATGTCCATTTTTTAAAATCTATTTCATCCCACGTTGCATTGGTGAATTCGCCTTTACGAACCATAGTGATAAGCACCAGCTTTAAAGCCATTTTCATAGTGCCCATAGCACCAATGGCATCCAGCATACGGAAGAACAGACCAATTTCTTCTGGTGTCAGTGTTCGCTCTCGTGGTTTAAATATGGCGATAGACGAAGGTTTAATGTCAGCCGCAGGATTAAACAAACCATGACCACGGTCATTGGCGTGACGGTATACGCTGCTGATGATCTCCCTGGCCTGTACTGCTGTTGCCCGGCCACCGCGTTCGACAATCCGGTCACATAAATCACGAACCATCGATGTGGTAATTTCAGCCATCATTTTGTTGCCAAGAACCGGAAGTATGTCACGGTCGATCACCGCCTGTTTCATTGCGCGGGTACTGTCAGCCAGGATGACGTGTTTCATATAACTGTCGGTATGTACCGCAAACGTCTCGGCACCACGAATCTTTTTGATACCGTCACGTTTAGCCGCAGCCGGTGACTGGCCTGCTTTAAGCAGCTTCTTTGCAGCAATCAGTTCTTCCCGCGCTTCTGCCAGGCTGATACCGTCACGCCCATACTGCCCGATTACCAGTGTTTCGCGGCGACCGTTGATACGGTAGTCATAGCGAAATGAGACCGTACCTGACGTAAGCACAGCTACATACAGCCCGTCACGATCGGAGACTTTGTACAGTTTGTCCTGCGGCTTGAGGTTTTTTAATTTTGTATCGGTAAGCAC